GCCACGGCAATCGAGTAACGAATCACGCGCCGCCACTTCGTTTCGGAGGCGAAGCGGTTGGTGCAGCGGGAGAGCCGGACACTCCACAACGGACCCGGCCTCCCGCCTTTTAGAACTTCCTCCGACAGATCCTCCGAGCCTCCGAACCTCCGAGTGACAACCTGACAACACGCGAACCAAAGGAGTTCGGATATGGCCACGACTGAACACATTGCGGCTACCCCGCGTCTTGAAGCCACCACGATCAATGCGTGGATCAAGAAGAAGTGCGAACCGATTTACCGGAAGCGGATCATCTTCGGGATGATGAAGGCCAAGGGCCGCATCCTCATGAATGTCCGCGAGAACGGGGCAAAGGCTCTCCAGTGGCTTCCTCGCTTCCGCCGCAGGGACATCACGCCTGGGGATGCCACGCCCAGCACCCGGACCTTCACGCCCACGAACGTCTACAAGCAGGCGTCGATTCCCTACCGGACCTACTGGATGGGCGAGACCATCTCGAAGGCCGAACGCCTGATGCAGCAGCGGGCGGATTCGACACTGGTCAACCTCGTCACCACGCTGTCTGGGCAGATGACGGAAGACTTTACCGATGCCTTGTGCGACGAAATCTACGTCGATGGCTACACCTCGGCGAACTCGAAGCGACTCATCGGCCTGGAGTCCATGTTCGGCGTCAACGGGTGCGTCAGCAACAGCCCCGTCGGCGACCCGAAAGATTCGTACGCGCAACTCACCACGAACCTGGGAACGTACGGAGGCGACTGGACGGCCAACAGTGGCAAGGGTTGGCCTACCGGAACGGGCGACACGGAATACTGCTTCTGGTCGCCGTTGGTCGTGGACTACACGAACACCGGATGGGCGGCCACTACCAAGACTTGGCCCAACACTTGGCAGGAGGCCATCAACTACCTCATCACCTACGGTGAGACGCTGCAAAAGACCAAGTACGACCTGATCTTGGTCAACACGGAACTCATGCGCCAGGCCAAGGACAGCATGATTACCAAGCAGACGTTCGAGGTGACTCAGGGTAGCGACACCCTCAAGGCCGGGTTCAAGACGGTCACATACAACGGCATTGAGCTGTACGACGAGTACGGTGTACCCGATGCCGTTGGGTACGGCTTGAACTGGAGCAAGATGGAACTTCGCTCGCTCCAGAGCGACCTCATCGCCAAGGAAGACGACACGGACATCACCACGTCGGCCCAACTCTTGGCGCTTGATACGTGGCTCGGGATGAGGTTCGAGGCCCCGGCCTACTTCGCCAAGCTCCAGGCCATTTCCTGAACCCCGGCAACAACAGCAACGAATAGAAGGAACCAAACATGACCAGAGAATGCTACCTGCCGTTCCCTCGCGGCACGTTCTACTGCGATGGCGTGCTCACGCCGAGTACGTCGATTTACTCTCACCTGGAAGGGCAGAGGTTCAGCGTACCCAACACGCAGCACAGCGACGGCACTTGGGTGGAACTCATCGTGCTCCGCAACGACAGTGGGTCCGACATCACCACAGCCAACGCCTTCTACAAGTTCGCCACTAGCAGCCAGGATTTCGCCAGAGCCATCGGAGGTATCAACGATGCCGCAGGTGGGCTGGCGGTTCCGCTGGACGATGCCTACACCGTGGGCTCGACCTGGAAGGCGAACGACCTTGCCTACTTCGTCAAGGAAGGCTGGTGCAATGTGGTGACCGAAGCCTCCAGCACGAGCCTTGCGGCCCACGCGCCGATCGCGTCGGACGCTAGCGGCCTAGTGAACGGAGCCGCGGCGGTGGCCGGTGAAACCGTGCTGGGAATCATCGACCAGGCCTCCACTGCGGAGTCCACGGCCGTACGGTGCTGGATTGACATCGACCTGAAGCCGTCCGAGGCGGCGGGTTAAGCGACAACCCCGCGAGCAGCCCCGTCTGCGTTCCCGTGCGCAGGCGGGGCTCTCCTTGATATGGCAAACGACATCTATGGGCAACCTGTACCAGAACGCCTTGAAAAGCCGTTCGACGCAAGAGCCAAAGTGCTCAAGCTGGTCGAGCGGATGGGGGCGATTCAGGCAGAACTGGGCCGACTCTCCCATGAGTTCCCAGGCTTGGACACGTCTGGGGCAATCATCGCTCTAGAGAAGGCTCAGGCTTGGGCGCTCATGGAAGCGCCGGCCGTAATGTGCGACTGCCGCAGTTGGCAGTACGACTGTCCGAAATGCAAAGGCAAGCGATGGCTAAACGGCGAAATGTACCTGCTGGTCAAACCACCTCCGCGTACGCCGCGATTACCGGCATCGTTGCCCAACAGCCGCGAAGTGAGTATTCCCACGCCCTTAGAACGCAGACATGCCGGCTGACCATGGAGGTTGGCGAGGCCGACTACCACGCGATTGGGCGAGGAAAGACGGCCGACCAGTTGGCCACGTTCCGACCGGGGTCGGTGGTGAAGATGGAAGGTCCGTTAGTGCTTGACGAGTGGGAGACGGGCGACAGCAAGCGGTCGCGAGTTGTGCTGCACGTTGAGCGTTTCAAGGAACTGTGGAAGCCGGGCCCGAGGCTGGAGGCGGAACGATGAATACCGCCGACATCCTGGACGAAGTGGCCGAAGCTGGCGGCAGCGACATCAGCATTCAGCGCACTCTGAAGGCCATCATGAAGGAGTTTGGCGGGCCCGAGCAGTTTGCCAAGGAAGTAGTTAGCGACTTCAAAGCGCTAGAGGCAGGCCATACGGCCCGGGTGCGTATCTCAACGGCCCTGCTTACGTCGCTAGGAACTTACGGATCTGAAGATGACGGCGACGGAGAAGACATCGAAAGCGTGACGGCAGAACTAAAGGCGCTGGTGGAGACGAGCGACAAAGAGGATCAGGATGACGGCTGACCCGGACGTGCTAGCCCTCTTGGGCACGATGCAGTCGCGAGCGGTGGACCCTGCGGTCCGCAACCGCAAGGCGAACATCTGCGCCGAGGCCGCCCGTCTGGCTCGCAAATTGGCCAAGCTCAAGATGGAGGGGTTGCAACTCTACAAGCCTCTCCCCTTGGCAGAGCGCGTCCATCAATGCACGGCGCAGTGGCGCATCTTGGAGGGGTCTAACCGAAGTTCCAAAACCACCGCCGGGTGCGTAGAAGCGGCGAGGGCTTTCTGCGGATGCGACCCGCACAACAAGTACGTCAAGACCAATGGCAATGCGCTGATGGTCGGGCTCAAGGAGGAGCATATCGCCCTGATGTGGAGAAAGCTGACGGCTCCTGGGGCCTTCAAGATCATTCGAGACGAGCGCACGCGATGCTGGCGTTCCGTGCGGGCGAACCCCGCAAACCAGACGGAGCTGGACCCGTATGATCTTGCCTATCGGGAGAAGTGGAAAGACGCGCCACCCATTATCCCGAAGCGAATGATCCGTTCCGTGGCCTACGAAGCGAAAAACAAGGGCATTCCCCGTATGGCGACGTTCGCCACCGGATGGCGACTCAATACTCGCTCCAGTAACGGACAGCCGGACCAGGGCGACCACTACAATCTCGTCTGGTTCGACGAGGAAATGGACAACACCGAGTTCTACAAGGAAGCGGTTCGTGGCCTCGTGGGACTGGATGAGCCGACGCAACACCTGCCCAAGGCCATCTGGTCCGCTACATCGCAAGTAGCCAACGCTGAGTTGGCAGAGCTTCGCGAGCGGGCCGAATCTGGATCTCCAGACGTTGTTTGTTTTCGTTTCCTCATCGACGACAACCCCTATGTTCCGGCAACCGAACGCCGCAAGTTCTGGGAGAGCCTGTCTCCCGACGAGCGGCAGACTCGCTATTACGGCGTGCCGGCCCTGGTCGGTCGTCGCATCTACCCGACGTACGACCCCGCCGGTATTCACGGCTGCGACCCATTCGAGATACCGCCAACGTGGTGCAAGTACGCCACAGTGGACCCCGGCAGGCAGCATTGCGCAACCACGTTCTACGCCGTCGATCCGAACGAGGAATATGTCTACCTGTACGACGGGCTCGACCTGAAGAACGCAGACGCCATGGTGTGGGCTGGGGAAATGCTGGCCCGCGGTATGCGGTGGCGGGCCATAGTCATCGACCAGCAGATGGGCAAACAGCACCCGCCCGGCGCTGGAAAGAACGTGGCCGAGCAGTATTGGGAAGCGCTCACCGCTGCCGGCATTGAGGTGGAGCAGAAGGGTGAATTGGCCGGGTTCTTTCCAGGCACCAATGACGTGCGAGCGAGGGAAGAGGCGTTGCTGTCTTGGCTGGGTATCCGCGGAGTCGGACCATTCGAGGGCAAGTGCAAGCTCCAGGTCATGCGCGGTTCGCTGCCTGACGCTCTCCACAAGCAGATCAAGCAGGCGCGTATGAAACTGCGTGACCCGTCGAAGCGGGAGAAGTTGGAAGAAGACTTGCTTGTGACCCTGGAGTACACGGCCGCATTCGATCCTCGCTACTACGAGCCGCGCATTGTGAAGAAGTCGCCAGACGACAGTTTGTTCGACCGCTTTTTGGAAAAGAAGAGACGCCGCAACGGCCGCGTCCATGTTTTTGCCTAGCACCAATCGCAGGAGTGAGAGATGGCATTGAATCAGAGCCAGTACGACTATTCGCAGGTGTCTCCGAGTACGCCGGTCATGATGTACGCCGACGTGACAAGACGCGATCCGGCGTTCGGGTTCATTACCAGGGTCAAGAACAGGGGCTGCAACTGTCTGGTTGTCAACGATTACGGGGGGGTCGCCGGATTTACCGACTGCTGGCACATCGACGACCCGCGCATCACGAACCAGCCGGAGGTCTACCGCGAGGTTGCGGATGCTGGCGATCGCGGAGTGTTTGAGTTTGCACCCGCCGAGATAGCGCGTCGCGAGATGGTGAAGATCATCCAGTCGCTTCCCATGGATAAGCTCCGTCAGATTGCCGAGACCTACGGCGAAGCGACTGAAGCCCTGAACGCCTACAAGCAGGCACTGGACTCGCTGCAAGTCACGGTAGAGGAACAGGGTCGCAAGATCGACGGCATGAACGCCCGTATCAAGGAGTTGGGTAGTGGACGTAGCCGATCTGCTTAGCAAGATCACCGAGATTTGGCAGAGGCAAATCGTCCTGTGCAAAAAGAAGAAGCACAAGGACTTCGGGGAAACTGCCGAAATCGCGTGGCGATTCCTGGGGCAGAAGTACGACGCGATCTACGCCTACAGCGGCGAGTCCACCGAAGGCCAAGTTCCATTTCCCGAAGCACCCAAGGGATACCAGCGCCCGACGCTGAACCTGTCGCAGAACTTTGTTGCCGTGATGTTGCCCTACATCCATAACAAGGTTCCCAATCGCCTGGTGGTCCCGCGTCGGCCGCAGCTCTCGCCGGAGCTATTGGCGGCCATCGGCCCCATCAACGAGCAAGCCAAGATCGAAGAGTCCATGCGATGCTGGCTTCTCCAGTGGTGGCTCAATTACCTTCCCCAGGAAACCGGGCTGACAGACGAGGTGCGCAAAGCCTCCACTGAAGCGCTTGTCAAAGGGCGAGGTGTGGTATGGCACGAATTGGTGGAGACTGCGGCTGGCGATATTCCGGGGTCGTTCTACGACACCGTGGACAACCTGTTGATCGACGCCGACTCGCAACAGCCCCGCGACGCGGGGTTCATTATCCGACGCCGCGAGCGTTCGGCGTGGCGACTGGCAGATGAGTTTGGGCTGAACGTCAAGGAACTGCGAACCAACTACCGCTCAAACTGGATGCAGGGCGACACGGACGGAGTATCCGAACCCGACAACCGGCATGGCGGGGGCGACGTTTGCGTGTACTACGAAGTATTCAGCCGCATGGGCGTCGGTCACAAGCTGGTCAACTGCCCGCAGGAAATCCAAGACGCCTACGATATGCTCGACGAGGCGGGGCCGTACGTCTGGCTGGTTATCATGCCGGGCGTGCCGTATCCGCTGAACCTTCCTCCAGACAAGCTCCCTGCCTTCACGAAAGAGGAAGTGCGACAACGAATGAGTTGGCCGATTCCGCTCTACGGCGACTTCGCCAACCCGTGGCCGTGCTCGTTTCTGGACTTCTACCCTTCCTGCGAGAATCCGTGGGCACGGTCTCCGCTGGAGGCTGGATTGTCCATGCAGGTCTTCATGGACTACGCCTACCGCTTCATTACCTCCCGGGTGAAGGCGACGTGCCGCAACATCTACGTCGTCTCCAAAGAAGTAGATGACGCCTTCAAGGATCAGTTGGAGCATGGATTCGACCAGGCCATCGCCTACATCAACGAGAAAGGCATTGACCTCTCAAAGGTGCTGCATGTTGTCGAGATGCCCGAACTCAATAAGGACGTGTGGAATGTCCTGTCTGCGGTCCAGCGTGAGTTTGAGAAGGCTACCGGCATGGACCCGCTGATGTACGGCTCGGCTCCTCCGTCGCAAGACAGGTCGGCTGCCGCTACTCGCACGCGCGAAGCGCATCTATCCTCTCGCCCCGACGATTTCGCGGACATGACGGAGAAGTTCAATTCGAGCATCGCCAACAAGGAAGCCGTCGCGTCACGTCTTCTGGTAGGGGCCAAGATTATCTCCACCCTATGCGGAGAGCCAATCTCGAAGCCAGATCCCGCGATGATGGACCCCGAGATGGTCGCCGCCTCGCCACCAGAGGTTTACGGCCCGCTGACGAATGCTTGGATGCAGTTGGTCTACACTCCCGACGACCCTGGGGCAGCGTCCAGCGACGTGCAGTACACCATTGAAGCGGGAACTGGCCGGAAGAAAAACAAGCAGAAACAGCAGGAAGACGCCAACCAACTTGTGCAAACCCTCGTAACGCCTTTGCTCCAGTTTGGAATGCAAAGCGGCACTTTCGGCCCGTACAACGCGCTCATGGCTGTTCTTGGGGAAGCCATGGAGTTCCCCATGGAGCGGCTGATGCTGCCCGACATGCAACCACCGCCACCGCCGGAAGTTCCCGGCGAACCGCCTCCCGAAGAAGCACCAATACCGGAGGAATCCAGTGTACCAGCGAGTGTCTGAAGACCCATCCGTGCAGTCGCACTACGAACGGCTCATGCGAACCTCAAAGGGCAACCATGAGTACGCGCTACGTATTGCCACACAATCCATCGGCGTGCCGTCGCCACTCTACACCAACGACCAGTTCTGGCGAGGCAACAGAGACGACGGATTTGGGAACGACAACCGATCCCGCCAGTTCGCCAAGCGAAAGGCGGAAGCGGCGGGGGTTTCTACGGCAGGCAAGAGGTTCTGTCAGGAACTGTGCCCTGTCGGGGAGTCGTTCAGTCCCTCAGCGTGGGTTTCTGACCGAGACGACGTGAAGAAGGTGTGCGAGCAGCACGGGTTTGGGTTGCACGGAAACGGCATGAATCTGCCAGATCCAGAGATCGACACCACGCCCCAGGCTCCGTACGTTGCTGACGACCTCGTGACCGAAGAGGCCAAACGCACAGCGGAGTTTGAGTACGGTGGAGACGTGACGCCGACAGAGTTTGCTCAGTTGAAGGAACAGACACGAGAACGGGTTACCCCGAAGGAGGCTCCGCGTGGCATCGACACGCTTGCTGACCTTCTCTGACGCGATCGAGGTTCTGAACGACTTCGCCGCTGGCTATGGAGGCACCCCGTCTCCGTACGCCATGCGTCAGATCGTGGCCGATTCCTACGACGAGTTCGCCTCTGTTCGCGAATGGAGTTACCTCCGAGCCAACGGCCGCGTCCAACTGCAAGCGGCATTGAGCACAGGGACGGTGACCTATACCCACGCCACGCGCACACTCACCCTCAACGGTTCCACCTGGCCCAGCGACATCGAGGATTGGTGCGTTCGTTTCGATGAGGTTGTGTGTGATGTGGAGACGCGAAGTTCAGATACGGTCGTCATCCTGGATTCGACCATGAACCCCGGCACGGACGTGGCGTCTACGACCTATCTTGCCTATCCGCGTTGGTACAAACTCCCGGGTGAGTTCGTGTCCATGAACAGCCCCATGGCCAACGACACGCGATGGCTGGGGCAATACGTGGACATGGGCTACATGCTCACGCTAGACCGCTTCTGGGAAGGCGCGGGCGACGTGCAGTATTACACCCTTGGTCCAGCGCAAGACCAGTACGGATACATGGCTTTGTACGTGTGGCCCCCAAGCGATACGGCAGAAACGTACGACTACATCGCCAGACGGGCTCCCCGTGCCTTGCGGTTCAGCGGCCGGGAAGCGTCGGAGACGGCAGGAACGATTGCCGTTACCGCAGGCTCCAAGACGGTAACTGGCTCGTCTACCGCGTTCTCCGCGCTCATGGAGGGGTCGATTCTCCGCATCGGTTCCAGCACGACAAACGCTCCAACGCGGCTGGCCGGTGCCTATCCGTACCTCGAAGAACACACGATCAAGACCGTCACGAACGCGACGACGTTGACGCTGGCTGCTGCGGTCACCACGTCTAGGTCGGGGGTTAAGTGCATCGTCAGCGATCCCGTTGACATACCGCCCATCTTGCACAACGCCTTTCTTGCCTGCGCGAAAAAGAACCTCGCCTTTGAGAGAAACTTCAAGGAGTATCCCCGCTGCGTGCAAGCCTACGACGATCTGCTGTTCCGTGCCAAGTGTGCCGACTCGCCGTCCTCGCAGTCGCAGATTGCCGGCAGCGCACCAGTGGTCGTGTCGCGATTGGCTGACGGCACGATCGGGGAGGAATCCTGATGAGCACCTACTGCGTCAGAGCCGACATCGAAGTGCGTTACGGCACCACGAACGTGAGCGAGTGGGCAGACCTCAATAACGAGTCGATTTCCTCGGACATTGCCTCCGCGATCGCCGAGGCCATCGCCGTGGTGTGCGATGACATCGACGACCTGTTGCGAGCCTCCTCCTACCAGATCCCCTGTGCGAACGAACAAGGGACGACGCCAACAACCATCAAGGATCTGGCGGCATGGGCTGCTGGCCTGTGGCTCTACGAGACGCGCGGGTCGATGGAGATGGACTCGGAAGGCAAGTCGAAGCACCGCTACTCCCATATCCGTCAGTACGTTGACCAACGCCTTGAAGCCATCCGAGCGGGAGCACGGATACTGGACGCCAAACGATGAGCGTAGCCGACGCCAACAACCCGCTGTGGCTCGTGTATCAAGAACTCTGGAAGATACTCCGCGCCAACGCCGGGTATACCGCCTTGGTCAAGACGGAGATCGACTACTTCGACGACAACGAAAAGTTTCCGCAGCGCAAGGACACCTACACCACCAGCGACTTTCCGGCGGTCAAGATCGTGCCCGGCGGGTTCCCACCCGGATTGGACGCATCGTCCTGTTCCGCTATTGGAAGCATGAAGTGGCAGATCCAGATAGCGACTGGAGAGCAATCAGCCAAGGCGGACCTCGACCTGGAGTGGCAGATCGTGGTGGCCATGTCGAAGTGGCTGGCTAGTTTACACGCACTCCGGTGGAACGAAAAGCAATTCGTCGGCAAGTGCGCATTAGGAGACTCCAGCGAGACGCTGGAAGATAAGCGAGAAAACCGAGGTATTCGCGGTTGGTCGGCAGTCTGGACTGGACAGACTCAACTGTACTTCACCACCGCTGACCTTCAAGCGTAAGGAGTTAAGATATGGGCGTTACCAGCGGCGTTACCGGAGCAGTGAACGGGTTTTCGACCCTCCGCAAGTGGATGATCGAAGACACGATCGAGGAAGCCGAACAACTCGTCTTGAGCAATACTCAGGCGGGCGAAGTCTCGGAAGGCGGCGTGACCGACTGGAAGGGTTACTTCATCGGGAAAGGACACACCCCCGGCGTGTTCCCTGGAGATGCGTTGTCCTTCTCGGGGGACATCGGGAATGGAACCGGCAAGAGCGGTACTGCAATTTGCGACGTGCTTGATATTACGGGCGATGTGGAGCGCAACCATGCCATTGAATACAACGTCAAATTCTCTGGCAACGGTCTGCTCGCCAATCACGCCGCTGCCGTTACCGACTCCACCGACTGCGACTTTTACTTGCCCACTGGCTTGGCGGTCTATTTCGACAGCACCAAGCTCACTGACACCCGCTACTGGCGATTGGTACTAAAGAACGGCACCCTGCCATACGTTTCTTCGGAGACGGCGGCCGGTCGCAAGCGGATTAGAGGCAAGATGGCTGGTGGCCTATTCATGGTCAAGTCGTACTTTGATGATCCAACTGCGATTCCAACGAAGGGTACTTACTACACCGTCAAGTTCTACGTTACCGATTCCACCTTTTGGGAGGTCGGGTACTGCCGCGTGATGAAGGTGGACGATCTCGGCGCGGACCACAACAGCGAAGAACCTGTCGGTGTGACGATCAGCGGAGTTTTCTCGGCTTGGAACGGCACGGCCATCGGAGCGATTAAAGATCCTGCCGTGGCAACCAAGTGGCCTTTCGCTGCATAGTGGGATAACGCATGGACTGGGCTGGATACCAAAGCCAGTTGAAGAAGCAGCAGCACGCCAATATGCGCGTGAGAATTGCTGCTGCGCGTAAACAGCGCCTTGGCCGCAGTCTCCCCCAGTCCATGCAAACTCTTGTCAACAGCCAGACGCCGCAGGACATCCCGATTCCGCAAGACTACGGCAAGGGAGCGTCCTACGAAACCGACACAGAGGGCGTTGTGCCGATGCAAGGCGCGTTCGGTGGTTACGGTGCGCCACCGACGCCCGCCCGTCCATCCTCACGGCAGCACGCGCCCCAGGACGCGGTTACACCGGCAATGGAAGCGGCCGAAGTGCCCGAAGATCCAGTGACCGCCTCCATGCGGCAAGCGGAGATCCCCGCTGTCAACGCAGTCCCCGCGGAGAAACAGCCTGAGCCAGAAGACGCCACGTCTGCCGCTGAAGGTTCGCCAGAGACCGAGGTGCGGGAGCCTCCTCCGATGCCACCGGAGACTCAGGCAGTCGCCGACCCGCAAGAGCCGACAAAGGCAGCAGATAGCAATGCCATCGAGTCGTCCAAGACGCAGAGCGTGGTCGGCAATGACGAACCGCAAGAGCCGACGAAGGCAACCAGAGCGGACACCCCTGTCAGCGGGCCAGAGCAATCTGCCCCTAGTGCGCAAGAGTCCTCGGATCTTACCACGCAGTCGTCAAGCGTCACGTTCCCCGCGTGGCGGCAACCGTCAGCCTCGGGTAAGCGTGACATTGCTCTGTCCGAAGCAGACTCAGCACGGCCGCGAGACAACGAAGAACCGACAACGCCCTCGGAGGCCGTGGACGCAACGGTTGCGCCAGAAGAAATAACCACCATCCACGAGGAATCCGAGGAGATCCCCGAAACCGAGGCGGGCCAGCAGGCGCAGGCCGGGCCGGAATCGCCAGTCGCCCGACGACCGCGCGGGAAACGGGTGCCGGATGACAGGAAGACCGAGGCCGAGCCAGAGGAAGACGTTGCCGGGTTTGAGTCAGCGTCTTCGCGTTCCAGCACAACCACCGAAGATGGCCAAGGCGGTCAGACCGCAATGCAAATTGAGGTTCTGAACTACAAAGTAGACGATATGGCCGAAACTCTACGACGCATGGAGAGCGCCATTCAACAGGTCCAGGCCGACATGAAGGGCGTGGGTGGCTACCAATGACTGTTGCGTGCCACGAAATCATGGAAGGCAAGTACGGCGGTTTTCCGCAGGAGAACTGGATCAACGGCTTCCTGGAGGCAGAGCGACTATTGGAGTGTGCTTGGGCTGATAGGTACACACTGCTCAGCGAACTAGCAGGCGTACAGTATCCGTACACAGATACTACCATTGCGTGGCCTTATGCGGCCACCGTGCTCGGCATCGGAGTGCTTGACAGTACAACTCCCATCGCGACCTACAGTCGTGCATGGTGTCGTATCAAATACTCCAACAAACTATATTATGACTCCACGGCCCAACGACTTGTCAGCGAGGAACTACACCCCCTTTCAATCCACCTTCCTCTGGATTACGCCGGGTTCCGTTGGGGGGCACAGACCGGAGCGTCTTCGATTCCTGTTCAGCCTTGCGAAGCGCCATCGTTCATTGTCCGGTCGTCCCAATACACCGTCACTTATTATCGCGCCTATGCGGTCCCGTCTTACGCAGACGACTACGCGAACTGCACCAACAATGGAAATGTTGCATCTTACACACTGGGCAGAACCTACGCTGCCGGCAGGCTATTGTTTGGGGGAACCACCGCCCGCGCAGATACGGTCCTGGGGTCCACAACCAAACTACAGGTGAGTTACCGCTTCCTCATCCATCCCTCCAACTGGAACAAGTTCTGGCGTGCCTCCACGGCACAGTGGGAAACACTATATCGCGCCGGCCCTGACGGTGGAGAATACACCCCGCACACGGCGGTTAATTTTGCATCACTAGTGCCAGCCTTGGCATAAGGAGATACCTATGCCCGTCAACTCTGCAATGCCGACTTGGGGATCGCGTCCTCGCTACTCCATTCCGCAGTCCAGAACATCGCAGACTGGCCTGAACATCGCCGGCGCGCCTCCTGCCTGGGGCGCGAAGCCACTAATGATGGCTGGCCCGTCTATTCCGCAGGGGATGGCTGGGGCGCAATACAGTCCGCCGCCTCGACCGACAACGACGCCTGGAAATCCCTACATGCAGCCTTCTCCGGGTCCGCAGCAGCCCGCAGGTGCTGGCAACAGCGGACTCATGTCCGTATCGCCGGCCGCAGACCGGGGTGCCGTACCCAGTGGTCCGCAACAGCCTCAGTACGACCCTAGCAAACGCTGGAGTAGCCAGCCGCAGTCCGTTTACGTCCCCCAGCAGGCCCAGACGCCTCAGTGGAGACAGCCGCAACCGACTGGACCGATAGCGCAGTCTCCTACCGTCAACCAGATGGCTCTGGGCAGTCTGTGGGGAAGTGGATCGCGATTGTCGCCTCAGCAGATGCAACAATTCACGCCCGGCATAGCCCCTGAACGAGCCAACGAACTGGCCGAGTCCGGGTCTATTCGCGCCCACAACACGGCGATGGCAGGGACTGCCGCTCCGCTACCCGACACGATGCGAGCAGCTTTGGATGTTCGGCAGCAAGCACCGGGTGGCCGTCCTGTCGGTCAGCAGTCGTGGTCCGATGTCGCTGGCAACCAAAACCTCGCTGGTGCAACGGCACGCGCGAGAGAAGCGACGGCTGCCGATCAAGCCTTGGCCCAACAGCGCCAGAACGCTACGAACGTGGCGTGGGGCGGATTGGGAAGCACCAACACTCCGACCAGGGAATACAAAGCCTCTCCGGGCGATCCGGGAGCGTGGGGTAACTTCGTGGCCGCGTCCCGCAACGCGATGGAATCTGCGAAGGCTGGCGACACGGCAGGATACGACGCCAACCGTGTCGCATGGCAAGGCAGTAGGGATGGTCGGGCCACAGTGCCTGTTGACGAAGGAAAGCAGCAGGCTGCCCGTGATAAGCGAACTGCCATCCAAGCCGATCGGCAGCGGAATGTCATGCTCCAGCGAAACGGCTACAACCCGGTCGATGTGCAGATGGCCGAGGCCGCGCAACAGCAGGCCCGCGAATTGGCGATGCAGGAGATGGCTACGAAGCGTTACGCTGCTGGAATGCAGTCTCTTGGGATGGCTGGCGTGACTCCGCAAGGAGGGCAGTACAACCCTGCCGCTATGGGAAGTGTCATTAGCGGTTTCAACGCTGGCCAAGGTCCACAGTGGGGGCGACAAGGGCCGCAACTCGGCGCGGCGGAACAATCCGCAGGTCAGATGATCCCTATGCCGCCTGCGGCCCCAATGACTCCCGAAGCAATGGCGGGGGCTGGTGCAGCATTGCGTGACCAACCTACCCAGTCGTTCCAGCAGATCCTGGCAATGCGTGGCATCACCGATCCGGCACAAGCCCAATTCTTGACGCAGCAAGAGATGCAAAGGCGGTCGGCAACAAGTCTTCCCGGAAGGGCGGCTGACGCAATGGCGTCCGGGTGGGGGATTCCAGGGTCAGAAGGTTCCGCCATTCTCGGCGGTCTGGGTTCGGTTCTTGGCCCGATTTGGAATCCCGAGTTGGCCCGCGACCCAAACCGTAACTTCAATCCAGCCCGAAAGCGACCCCGCAAGAGCCAGTAGTCTATGCCCAACGACTTCACCTCGCTCTATCGTAAGCAACTTCAGGCGGCCAACCCGCTCTCGCCCAGGTTGCGCCGCATGGCTCGCGGTATGGGCATTGAGCAGCCAAGGGCCCCCGAGGTAGAAGACCAAGACATCGAGCCAATCCCTGACCCGCTAGGGCTCTTGTCGCGGCGTAGGCAGGCAGTTACCGCGCCACCTCCCATAACACCCGAAGAGGAATCGGGGCTCTTACACTCTGCCGTAGGCGGCCTGGAGTGGCTTGGACAGACGCTCGACAAGCCGGGTGCCGCCGTACGCGGATTGCTGGCAGGCCAACCAGAGCAGTTGGCGAACCTCATCCCGTTCAGTGACACGCTCGGGATTACGGACCCCAAGACGCGGGTGTCAGGCAGAGACCTCCTGGAGAAGGCGGGCATCCTTGGCCAGAACACGCCCGGCCTGGATTGGGGAGACGTGGGCGGGTTCGCCGCTGAAGTCGTTACCGACCCCCTGCTGTTTCTCAAGGCTGCCCCGCTCACCGTCAAGGGCGCAGCAAAGGCCGCAGAGATGGCCGAGAAGGCAAGCAAGGCCAGCAAGACGTTCGATACGGCGACCAAGTACATCACGGCCGGGCTGAAGGACACCAAGCAACTACCAACCTACCGCAAGACGGCCCAGTCGATAGCCGACCAGATTCGCGCTAGAGAGCGGGGTGTATTCGGGTTCGGCTTGCCTGGGCTGCCGTTCGCAAAACCGCCGGCAGAACATGCGGCCCCGATTACCTTCGGGGCTGGCAGCGAGACGGCTGCCAAGGCTCTGGAAGCCCTCGCCTACAAGAACCCCATCGTCCCCGGATTGCGCGGCATGTTCAGCCCCGTGGCCGCTGGCGACTACACGGGTGTTGGCCAGCAGGTGAAGGATGCAGCTTGGCTGGAAAGGCAACGGCTGGAGGGGGCGTTGACCGATATCTCCCCGGCATTCCGCGATGAATCCCAACGGCTATTCGGGAAGTTCCAGGAGATCGCCCAGCACTTTCAAGCCAACGGGGACGCGAGGGCCTACGGCGACTTCTCCCGCTGGATGGCTGAATCCATGGGCGAGATCCCCAAAGGGCAGGAAGTCCTGGATGGAATGCTACAGCGCATGGGTGTTGCGTCAGGAGCAGAACTCCCTGACGTTATCGGCGATGCTACGGAATTGGCCAGCCAGTATCACGGGTTCTTCGACCAACTCCGCACAATCAAGGATCAAGCGAAGGCCAAGTACATGGAACTTGGCGGTAGTCCCGCGCTGCTTGAGGATACGTACGCCCAGCACTTCCCCCGTCGCGGAAACGTAGTCCTGGACACGCTCGAATCGGCTGCCGGCGGTGAACCGAATGCTCAACGATTCAAGCACAATGTCCACCGTTCCGAGGTGCTGACCAACTTCCCTGGAAACTCGGAACGCATCAATAAGGCGGTCACGGACCCGCTGGTTTCCGGTAGGGATGTTACGCTGCTGGATGACGGCACCACTCAGGTAGAGAAGATCGCCAGCAAGGACTTGACCCGCCGACTGGAACTCAGGCTCTCGTCGCTGGGGGTCGAAATTCCCGAGAACGCGAAACTGGTTGACCTCCAGGAAATGTACTTACGCCAACAGCACGTCCTCCCAAGCATTCAAGAGGCGCAAGCGGCCGGAATCAGAACTGCCGAGGATGCCGCCAAGGACGCGGGAGAGTGGACATTCCAGGGCCGCCAAGCGGTCAGCACGAAGATTGGCGACCAGAAGTACGTCACCAGTTTCCGAGAGAATCGCGCGAGAGAGTTCGTTAAATACGCCCGTCGTCTGCCGGACCAGATAGCTTCGGAGGGCTTATTCAATCGTCCCGCGGTCGATGACTGGTTCAGCTATATGCACTCCATGCTGGCCGATGTGGCGACCCTAGAGGGAGTGCAGTCGTTCCTGGGGCAGCCCGGCGTAATTTCCGAGGCTGGCAAGGCGGGATCGCAAAGCTTGGCCAAGGCGTGGAACGCCGGGAAGTTCCGCAAGGATGGGCTGTTGACTTGGGCCGCGCAGCAATATCCCGACGTGGCCGCCAAGGGGCCGGAAGAGTTGTCCAAATTCGTGTCTGGCCTTGGCGTGTCCGAGGGTGCTGCCGGTGCCATCAAGGCTTTTGGCGAATCACTGGAACCGAAGAATAAGACGCTCATTGGAAAGCTAACCGACAAGGTTACTTCCGTCTACAAGTGGGCGTGGACCATGCCGATGCCAGCGTTCCATGTGAGAAACATGGGCGGCGGACTGTTCAACGCCTGGGCCCAGAGCAAAGTCCCGCTCCACAAGATCGTATCCAGCATGGTCGGGGCTACCGAGCACTTCCGTACCCGAGGCTCCAAGCCCGCCAAGTATCTGCAAGAGGCGGTAGACAACGGCGTACTAGCAGGGTTTGGCCCATTGGCTGAGATCGCCACACCCGCCGCCGCAGCGAAACAGTCGAAGGTGCCAGAGGGGTTCATGGGCGGAATCTTCGACTGGCTCACGAAGCCAACAGAAGCCGTCAAGCACCCCATCAAGGCCGTGAAGGATACCGCCGAGAACGCCTACGGATTCGTGGAGGGCACGTTGCGTCTGGGGTACTACGGGGCGTTGCGCGATGCAGGCTACAGCCCCGCCGCTGCAAAGCACCTTGTGTCGCAAGCCATGTTCGACTACACCAAGGCCAGCCCCTTGGAGAGAAGCACGTTCAAAAAGATCGTACCTTTCTACGGGTGGCTTCGCAGTAACCTGCCCTATCAAATCGCCAACCTCGCCGCACGGCCTGGTGGACGCACGGCGCAAACGGTGCGTGCCTACAATGACTTTTCGGCTGGCGGGCAAGGCGAGGGCTATGCGCCGTCGTTTCTGCGTGAAGGGCTAGCTGTCCCCGTCAGTAGCGATGGCGCGAACACCACGTTCCTGCGTCAGGCGGGGCTGCCCCTGGAAGACCTGAACAAGTTCGTGTTCAAGTCGTCTGGGTTGCCGGCTGCCGGGAGAACGGCTGAGAAGTTCGGAGCTGGTATGCACCCCGGTATCCTTGCTGGCCTGGAGACTTGGGCCGGGCGGCAGATGTGGTCAGGCAGAGACATCAAGGATCTGGAGTCTACCACGGAGAAGTTAGGGGCGGGCCGTCCTCTTCCGCTGCTGGATCGCCTCTTGCACTACAGTCCGCTCTCCACGGCAACATCGGCTGCGCTGACCGTAGCAGACCCACGCAAGACGCCCTGGCAAAAGCTCATGAACCTCACCACCGGGGCCAAGACCGCCACGTACGATACCGAGAAGTGGAAGATGATCGACCTCCAGAACGCCCTGAAGGCCGAGGCCGACCAGAACCCCATCGTGCGCGAGATGGTGCGGCAGTACATTCCTGAGCGATACCAGGCTCTGCCTGAAGCCGAGAAGGCCAAGGCGGGGATTCGCAAGGCCGACCAGTTGTCCAGGGCATTAGGTGCGTTGAAGAAGAAGCGAGAACGCGAAAAGAAGGAGTAAGCCGTGCCTTTTCAATCGAAAAGCCAGTCACGCTGGATGTTTGCCAACGAACCCAAGATGGCGGCCGACTGGGCAGGAAAGACCCCCAGTATCAAATCGCTTCCTGAGAAGAAACGGAAGATCCCTGTTCCGAAGCGGAAGAAAAAGGCTTCTCGCCCCGCCAAAGCCGGATAGCCCACTCAGGAACTTTCTTCGGCTTCGCTGCTTCGGCCTTTGATTTCTCGCGCCGCTCGCGAATGATGCGGCACGCGGTCTTGTGGCGTTGCTTGTCTCGCCTGTGCCGCTCCTTGTGCAGGTGCAGACTAATCGTAGTCCGCTTCGCTTCCAGTTCCTTGGCTGTCTCTTCCTCGCGCTGATGAAACGCCTCTACGGTTCCCTCAGACAGCGAGTACCCGCCGAGGTCTTTCCCTTCGGCCAGCAGCTTATCGTAGAAGGCGTACGCCTTGCGGAGTAGGTTGTAGGTCCAGGGAACTTTCGGAACGCGCACCCGCTTGTTGGCCGCGAAGTCGCGGGCAAGTTCTCTAAATGTCTCGCCGGCCTTGATCCTGTTGCGGATCTCACGGATGGTGGCGCATTCCTCATCGTTCCACTCGACCCGTCGCTCCTGGTTCCCCAGGCGTGTCTTCTTCCCAGGTACGGGCACGAACTTGCACCCGAGGGGCGGAACGCCTCCCATAGCGAGGCCGCATTGCTTGCGCCAAGCCAGGCCACGTTTGATACCGTCAACCTGGAATCCCTTTTGCAGATCGGCCGACATCGCCAGCATCATCACGAGCCCGCGGCCCATGGTGGTGTTCAGGTCCACTGGCAGCCCGCCCATCGCCTGGTCAACGTGGATGGTGACTTCGAGGCCTACAAGTGCCTCCAGCGCCGCCATGAGGCGGAAGGGCTTACGCTCCAGTCGGTCGAGTCGCCAGAGCCCCAGGTGGTCGCCCTTGCGCAACTGAGCGATTAAGGCCTTGAACACAGGCCGCTCGTTCCAGGCGACCTCGACGGCCGATTCGTGCTCTCGGTAGCACCCCGCGTACGCGCACTCAGGGAACCGCTCGGCCATCTTGTAGAGATCGGCTTCTTGGCGGTCCAGGGAGGGAATGGGGTCGTGTGCCGTCTGACCAGAGGTGAATCCGGTCGGGCTCTTTCGCGCGTAGCCGAAGAATCGTGGAGTCATTTGAACCACCCTAGTATCCAGAGGACGATGCCCACAAAACCGAAGGCCCATGCCAGGTTCTTTACGCCTTCGGGGTTCGGTTGGCGCGATTGGTATCTGCGTTTCATGGGTCGTTCTCCTTGGGTCGTTTCCGGTGTCCAAAAAGCCCAACCCCCAGCCGCAGACCGCTTGGAGTAATCCCGGGTGACTAGTCCGGGGGCGATCTGCCGCTCAGGCACCCCGCCTTATAGCCGGGGGTTGGGTTAGGTGCTGTTCTGTCAGTTCCCCGCTGCGCTCCCTGCGATGCGCTGGCGGGGTTGTCCTCTGCCCTTCGCCCGCCGGGCGGGGTTAGTCGTCCTCGATCGGCCACACCGCGACCCAGGCCAGATCCCACACGTTGTCGCGGTTCAGAAAATACGCGATCTGCACCGACACGTTGTCTGGGGCGAAAGGCAATTCGTCGCCCGCCAGTTCGCTCGGTTCGTAGATCGTGCAACCGCCCTGCTGGATTGCGGCCAACCGACTCCACTGCTGCGATTCTAGTACCAGATTAGCGCCGGGACAGGAGTCAACGACGCAATCCAGCAAGTCGGTGTAGGGATCGACTACGCCCTCGGCCTCACTGGTCTGGCGGAAAAAACGCTCGTCTAAAATGTGAGACATGGTACACCTCGCTCTGAATGTGGTTGTTGACAATCGCCTTGCGGCATCAGAGGGTGGAGAGGTTAGTCGTTCCACCACGGGCGACTTGCCTCTCGCGTTTTGCGTGCCTCAAGCTGTCTGCTGAGCCCGACGCAAATGGCCCGGTACAGGTCACGCTCACGCCGTGTCGCTTCATGCGCGGCA